CGCTGCAGGACGTACTCGTCAATCAGGGTAGCGACATCGAAGACCTGATCGATCAGCGAGAGCACGAACTGGAGATGCTCGACGCAGCGGGCCTCGTGCTGGATACCAATCCGGAACAGACCGCAGGGACTGGTGCCGCACAGCCCGATCCAAACGCCGCCCCACCCAAACCCACTCCACAAGCTTCCGAACCAACCCCGCCCGCGCGGGGTTTTTCGTCTCTGAAGGTAGCCAAATGAGCGACACGATCCAGATGAGCTACGACGCTGAGAAAAAGCGCGCCGTGCTCACATTTCCCAACGGCCGTGAACTGGCGATCGGCAACGTGACCGAGGAACAGGCGAAGGCGTTCAAGGAACGTCATGCCGCCGAGTTCCAGAAACGGGACTGCTGCCTGCACACCGTGGACGGCGAGTTCACGCGAGACGCTCATGAGTGAAGCCAATCGTTCGAGGGGCCTGTCCTTCTCGTCCGAGAAGGCGGTCGTTGCCCGCTGGTACGGCGGAGAGATTCTCGATCATTCACCGAAGTCTGTTCGCATGGACTTCATGAACAGTGGCCGTGCGCCGCTTCTCATGTATCACGATCAGCGCCAGCAGATCGGCGTGATCGAGAAAGCGAACATCGGCAGCGACAGGATTGGGCACGCCACCGCGCGCTTCGGTCGCACCGCCTCGGCCAGCGATGCGCTCAGCAATGTCGACGACGGCATTTTCACGAATACGTCGGTCGGCTATCGCGTGCACGAAATGATGCTCGACTCCGAAGTCGACGGCGAGCCGGTCTATCGCGTCACCGACTGGGAGCCCTACGAGGCGAGCATCGTAGGGGTACCGGCAGACACGAATGTCGGTGTGGGACGCGCCATCTTGCCCACCGACGCCGGGCCTCCCGGCACAACTCAAGCAACTACCGAAGCCGGCTCAACGCCGGCTTCTTCGTCTCCGGCCTCAGCCGGGACAACCGAAGTTCAATCCACGGCGTCACCCGCCGCAACACGAGGAGTCACAAACGTGACGACTGAGACTACTGCCGCGGCGGGCGCAAGCGCCGAACCCAAAGTCACCGGAATCGAAGCGGAGAAGGAGCGCAAGCAGGCGATCGAGAACATCTGCGCCATCAACAAGATCGACGCGCGCGTGCAGGCACGCTGGATCGAGGACGGCGCACGCATCCCCGAAGTCCTGAAGGAAGTCGTCGAGATTCAGGCGGAGCGCGCCAAGCGCCCCTCGACCGCGGCGGCATCCCTCGGACTCACCGGGAGCGAAACGAACCGCTACAGCCTCTTCCGTGCGATTCGCGCCCTGCGCTTCGGCGGACAGAACGCGCGCTTCATGCAGGAAGCCGCCTTCGAGATCGAGTGCTCGCAGGCCATCGGCAAGCGCTTCAACCGCGAGATGACGACCAGCATTCTGGTGCCGTCCGAGATTCTGCAGCGTCCGTTTGGCGATCAGGCCGGACGTGCATTGCAGGAGCGCGCCATGGCGACAACGCCGGGCAGCAAGGGCGGCTACATGGTGAACGTCCAGAACATGGGCTTCATCGACATCCTCCGGAATCGGTCGGTCGCGATGCGCATGGGCGCACGTGTGCTGAGTGGCCTGCAGGGCAATGTCACCTTCCCGCGCCAGACCGGCAAGGTCACGGTGACGTGGCAGGCCGGTGAAGGCACGAGTGTGACCGCGGCCGATCAGGCGCTGGGTCAGCTCAGCATGACGCCGAAGACCTGCATCGCGATCACGGACGTGTCCGAGCAGCTTCTGGCGCAGGCGTCTCCGTCTGCTGAAGCGTTTGTGATGGCGGATCTCGCAGCCGATGTCGCGATCGATGGTGTCGACAACGCCGTGATCAACGGTACCGGTGGCGCGCAGCCCTTGGGTATCAAGAACACGACCGGTGTCACCACGGGTCAGGATGCGGCCTCTGCGACCTACGCGAAGGTTCTCGCGTTCGTCTCCACAGCCGGCGCAGCGAATGCGATTCGCGGCAACCCGGGCTGGGTCACGACCACTGCAGGTGCCGCGAAGCTCATGCAGGTGCAGCGCTTCACGAGCACGGATACGCCGGTGTGGACCGGCAACATGCTCGATGGAAATCTCGTCGGCTTCAACGCGATGAGTTCCGAGCAGCTGGCATCCGGGAACCTCATCTTCGGCTCGTGGGATGAAGTCGTGATCGGCGAGTGGGGCGTTCTCGAACTCTCCACCGACAACGGTGGTACGCGCTTCAACACGGCGCAGGTCGGCATCCGTGCGATGTGGATGGTGGACGTGATGCTCCGCTATCCGCAGGCGTTCGTCGTCTCCGTGAACCTGAGCTGATGAAAGTCAGGGCATTGCGGGGCGTATGCATTGGGGTCGGCCGGCATCTGAATGCCGGCGACTCCGCCGACCTTGACCCCGCCACGGTCACCTTCCTCACCGGCATCGGTGCGGTCGAACTCGTCAAGGACGAGCCGCCCCCCGTGAAGGCTGAGCCCAAACCCGAACCGAAACCCGAATCTGTGCCGGAAACAAAGCCCGGCAAGAAGGAGAAATAGACCATGCTTCTCAATCAGGCTTCTGCGGCAACCGCCACCTCCATCCTCGATGCGGTGTCGGCGGCCAACACGGCTGCGGCGACCAGCGGCAGCGCGAAGTGGCTCGACGTGCGTATCTATGACGGCGAGCTTCTGGCCATCCAGCAGCTCGGCGCCGTCACCGGCACGATTGCCGGGAAACTCCAGAGCGCATCGGATGCGAACGGCACGGGTGCGGCCGATATCACCGGCTACACCTTCGGCACCAACACGGCGAACAGTTCTTCCACGATCGCCGTCGATCCGAAGAAGGTCGTAGGTGGCTTTCTCGGCTACGTCGGCACGATTGCAACCGGCCCCTCGCTGGTCAGCGTCGTCGTCGCGGGCAAGAAGCACGTCGTCTGATGGAAACCGACGCCGACCGCCTGGCTTCGATCCGGGCGGGCGGCGGCGTTCCCGTTCTTTCAGCCGAACATCCCACCTTCTGGTCGATCTTCGACCGTCAGTACAGCGGCGTGAGCATGGGGGATATCGATGTCGAATCGAGATCCCCTGCGCTCACCTGTCGTTCGAGTGACATCGAGGAACTGACGAAGGATCAGGTGCTGACGGTCGGCGGAATCGACTATCGGGTCCTGCGAGCCGAACCCGATACACCCGCACCCGGCTGGACGACGCTCGTGCTGAGACTCTGATGCATCGCGTGCAGCAGATTCTGAATGCAGCCGGGGCAGTCCTTGCCGCCAATCCGTCACTGCGCGCGACCGTGGAAGTGAATCGTGTCCGTTCGCTCTCGGAGGAACAGCAGGAGTTGCCTGCGCTCACCGTCAACTACGGCGCGGATGTTCCGGATGAATCCGAATCCTTCGAAGGACTCGGTAGTGCAGTGGAAATCCTGCTGAGTGCGTTCTGCGCGGGCGACAGCGAGACGGAAGTCCTCGAACGGCTGCTGGAACTGCGTAGTCAGTCCCATCTCGCATTGATGGCGAACATGTCACTCGGCCTCAGCTTCCTGTGGGAAATCCGCTATGGCGGGGCGGATGCGCCGGTATTGCAGCAGGGCGAACGGATGCTGGGCGCGCAGACCAGCCGCTGGAGCGCCCGCTATCTCATGGACAACGACGACCCCCAGTAATTTCGGAGCACACCCATGCCTTCAACGGCAATCTCTTCCAAAGACTATGTCATCCGGGTCGCGACCGCGAACGGAGCGTCCAAGACCATCAGCGGCGCAACAGCAGCGAATCCGGTCGTCATTACCTCGACCGCACACGGGCTGCCGAACGGGACCGTCGTGTTCCTCGATAATCTCGGTGGCATGGTCGAACTGAACGGCCGCGCGTTCGTCATCGCGAATCAGGCCACGAACACCTTCGAGCTCAAGGGCGTGGATGGCACGACCTACACCGCCTACACCTCAGGCGGTACGGCACTGCCGAAGACCATGACACGCATCGAGAACCTGAAAGGGTCCTCGCTGTTCGAGGGCACGACGCCTGAAATCGATGTGACGAATCAGGACTCGCGTCGCAGGGAATACGTCATCGACATTCCCGACAGCGGTCAGGGGTCGCTGACGCTCGATGTGGATGCGACCGCCGCAGGGCAGGCGAGACTTCGCGCGCTCAAGGGGCTGACGATTTCCGAAGTCTTCACGGCCACGAACCGGAACGGGCAGGTGGCGGCGTTCGTCGCATTCGTCACGAGTTTCCCGGTGAATACGGCGGTGGGCTCTGCGGTGAACACTCAGGTATCGCTGCGTATCACGAATGAAGAGGCGTGGTTCGCATGAGCGATGCACTGCTCAAGGCGCGCCAGCACTTCGCGAACTTTCGCTCACCCGAGCAGCTCATCGAAATCAAGGTGCCCGAGTGGGAGATGTCGATCTTCTACTGGCCGCATCTCAGTGCCGGGGAGCGACGCTCGATCAACATCGCCGCTCAGGCGGGTGCAAAGCTCGAAGATGACGGCGCACGAATGATCATGGACCGGCACGGGCGCGAGGCGATGGAAGTCATCGTACGTTCACGCGATGTGCGCGGGGACCTGCTGTTCAACGAATCGCAGTTTCAGGCACTGCTCGGATGTGATCCGGATGTCATCGCGCGGATTTCGGGAGAGATGCGCGACCAGTACACGAGCCCGGAGGATGCCGCAAAAAACTGATTGCGGATGCCTCGATGAGAGTGCTGCTGCACATCTCGAAGGAATGGGGTATCCGCCCCTCAGAAATCCTGAACTGGAGCGAAGACGAGATTACGTACGTCGTCGCCTTCATCAACTACTCGATAGAGCAGCAACAGAAACCTGATGTCGACTCCTAGCGCAACGGCCCGATACGTCATCGCGGCCGACGACAAAAGTGGCTCGGCGCTGAAGTCCGTAATCCGTGGCTTCAAGGACATGGATCGCGATGTCCGGAACACGGTCAAGACGCTCAACAGCGTGCTCGGCATCTTCGTCGGTGTGCAGTTGACGCAGGCGTTTCGCAAGGTCGTAGACGCCACGGCGAGCGCCAGTGGGGGAGCCTCTGGTTTCGCGACGGCGTTAAAAGAGGTGAAGGATGCGGCCGGGGATTTGCTGGCGGCCAAGTCCGGCCTTCCGGAAGCGACCAAGAATCTGAACGAGCTGCGCGACATCCTCAAGGACCCGAGCGTCAAGTCAGCGGCCGATGCCATCACCTCAAGCCTGATTACGGGCTTCACCAAGGCCGCGAAAGTAGTTGCCGAGACGGTTGCCGGAATCAGGGAACTCTCGAAGACCGGGCAGACCGGCGATGAGGCGCGAAAGGGTGCCAAGACGCGGCAAGAGGTCATTGACGCCATCGGGAAACAGATCGAAGAGGTCGACGCGCAGATCGACCGCGTACGGTCGAGGCCGGGCGGGGGAAGCGTCTACAGCGACGACCTGCGGACGGCGCCGGGAACCTACGACAGTTTCGGTAACGAAGCTGATCTGCAGAAAAGGCGTGCTGCGCTGATCGATCAGCAGCTGCGTGCCGCAACGTCTAGCAATGCGTCGCCCGGACATGGGTCGATTCCTGTAACGAGCTATGACGCCATGATGTCTGCGGCGGCCGACCGGCAGCAGCGTGCAGAAGATGACCGGCACGAAGCCTACATGCGCAATCTCAGTCAGGAAATTGCGGCCTACAAGGTGAGCATCGTCGGCCACGAACAGAACACTAAGGCCATTCTCACCGAGACCGAACGCTATCTCGATCAGCAGGTGGCGGTGCAGGATCTGGAAGAAATCGACCTGAACGCCATCGAGGCGAAGAAAACGTTCATCAAGTCGGTGGATACCGATCTGAAGGCGATGGAAGAAATCTGGAAGGAAGCCGCGCGCGGGATGTACAACGCGTGGGAGCAGTTCTTCTTCGATCCGTTCCGGGGTGGTCTCAAGGGACTCGCGCTTGGGATTCTCGATGTGATCCGTCACGCCATCGCCGCGCAGTCGGCTCTTGCGATCATGAAGTCGCTGAGCGATTACGGCTCCAAGAACAGCGGAATAATCGGGACCATCGCCAGCGTGCTCGGCGGAAGTTTCGGTGGAAGCAAAGCCTCAGGCGGTCCACTCCAGCAAGGCAAGTGGTATATCGCCGGCGAGAATGGGCCTGAGCGTATCTGGGGCGGTGGCGCCGGAGCCTTCGCGGGCGGATATGGCGGAGGCGGAAGTTCCGTCGTCATCAACAACTACATGGACAATCGCGGGGCGACGCAGGAATTCATCTCACAGCTTCCGGCCGTTCTCAAGGCGAACAATGACGCCGTGCGGTCCCAGATCAGGGATGAATTCAGCCGTCGTCCGCCACCGGGATTGCGACGTTGAGCGACCAGCTCCTGCCGCGCAACCTGCGGCACGCGCGGACCTCGCTACGCTACATCGACAGCACGAGCGTCTCACGCGGGACGTTCACGGGTGCGCTCGTCACGGCGGCAAAAGGCGGAGACCGGCTCGGACTCACGCTCGAATTCACGAAGCACGGCGGACTGACTGCGGCTGGGAAAGTCGAACGCGCACTGCTGCGTTCCTGGCTGGCACGCCTTCGCGGCCGGCAGAACCGTGCATACCTCTATGACCTGTCATCGCGGCGTCGCGGAACCTTCTCAACCGGCGAACTGCTGGCCAACAATGATTTCGCAAATGGCGCGACAGGATGGTCGGCGTTCTCGCCCACCTCGGCCATTACCGCCAGTGACCGTGTGCTGAGAGTCTCGCGCATCCTCAACAACGCGACGAACGGGTCCTCGGCCTACAACACCGCGGGCATTTCTTTGACGCAGTATGCACCGTATGTCGCGCGTGCCCTGTTTCTGCCGGGCCGTAATTCAAGCGCCATGGTGCCCGCCATCGTCGCCGGAACGACCGCGGGCAGTCAGGTCAATGGGGGGACTGCGACGAGCGCCTCTTTCGGCCTGATCTCGGTCGGCTTCGTGGCGCAGTCCTCGTCGCCCTACTTCATCTCGCCTCAGGACGGTGTCGCGACCGGGGTAGTTGCGGGCGACTACTTCGAGGTGCCGTACATCTCGTGTTCACGCTGCGCGTTCGTGGATGCCGGCACGAACAGCCTGCTCCGGTCCGATGAGTTCGACAATGCGTCATGGTCGAAGACGCGCTCGACGGTCACTGCGAATGCCGTAGCTGATCCGCTCGGCGGCTCAACCGCGGATCAACTCATCGAAGACAGCACGGCATCGAACACGCACTCCGTGGGTCAGGTAGTGACGGTCTCATCCTCTGCCGCAGACTTCTGTTTCAGCGTGGCGCTTCGAGCCGGTACGCGGACGTGGGGACGACTTCAGATATTCGAGAACACCGGTTCGACGAACGTCAGCGCCTATTTCAATCTGTCGAGCGGCGCAGTCGGGACCACATTGGCAGGAGCGAACTGGTCCGGATTGCGCACCGCGACGATAGACCTCGGCAACGGGTGGTACATCTGTTCTCTCATCGGTCGCAAGACCAATGCAGCGACGGGACTCACGCCGACACTTTCGCTTGCGACGGCTGACAACACCGGGTCGTACAGCGGAGACGGCGCATCGTATATCTATGCATGGCGCGCGACGCTTGCCGCCTCATCGTTCCCTGTGCGACTCGCTCAGACCACAACCGCAGCAAGTACGGGTACGCCTCCCACGGGCAGCGTACTGCACCTGAAAGGACTGCCGGTCAGCTCAAGTGGATTGCTTGAGATAGACGATCAGGTCGAGGTGGTGACGGCACGCGGAAGTGAACTCAAGATCGTCACGGCGCAGTTGAACAGCGATGCAGCCGGGCGCGGCCATCTGCAATTCGAGCCGCCAATCCGTACCAGCCCGATCGACAATGCACCCGTTGTAATCCATCAGCCCATGGGGCGCTTTCTGTTCACGGGCGACACGGTGGGCTGGGACAACGATCCGGGCCGCTGGACGAGCGCGACAGCCGAATTCGAAGAGGCGATCTGATGTACGAAGCCGTGGTCTATTTTGCGGGACCCGCGACTGTCTGGGCGGGAAAGGTCGCGGAAGAAGAAATCATTGCGCGCCAGGTGAGTCCGTATCGCTTTCTCGCGCGCGCCTTTGCCCGCAGCACGCATGCTTCGCTTGACCCTTCACGTTGCGGATATGCGGTGCTTCAGGATGGCCTGACGGTCGAGCATGTCGAGCCGGTAATCCCTCCGCCTGCGAAACCTGAGGTGGGAAAGACTGCGCGGCTCGGGCGATGACTTGGTTCGTCACTTCCGCCAATGCGACAGAGGCGGCGAAG